TCGCGGTTGGATACAATATACCTACCAGCTGTAGAGCGGAACCGAGGAGCAGTACGACGAACAGAAAAGTTTTTCGCAGCAGGGGCGTTAATAACTGTTCCCATGCTATTAATAATGAGTTTCTTAGCAACCTCTCTTTTGGCTTTGTTTTTCTTGCCAGGTGCAAACTTTTGGAGTGCTTTGCCAATATTTTCAAACGTGGCATGCTCTTCAATTTCAGATGCAACCTTATTCGCAAGAGCAGTGACTGCGGCACTTGCAACGTATCTTCCGGCCGCCATGCCGTATTGCGCAACTGGTACCATTGCCATGATAAGTAGAGGGTAATAATAAAGTTAACTAACAGTAAATAATAACAAACAATTTTTCCTAAGTGCTATTGGGTTAGCAAAAGGCTACTTGATGTATTCCGGGCTTGTTGAATATAACGATGGTGAATTATAATATAATTCAACAGGGCCTGGCGTAAACACCAATGGTTCTCCACTTTGGTAATAACGTTCAATGGCGATTTGTGTGTCTGGTGTAATATCGAATGCTTTAAAGAAAGAAGCCCGCGCCAGTTCACCAGGGCTTTGGTATCCGAAGCTACATCCAATTGCCATGAACTCGAGTCCAGAATCTGCTGTTTGAGTGATGTCGAATTTTGGCCTTTTACTCTTCTTTTGATACCCAGTGTTCATGCGATTATAAAATTCACAGAAAATGGGTAAATTGCCATAAGCGGCAAGACCACAATCTGCAATCGCTTGCATCTGGAATCTCCAAGAGCCCTCGGTCTCAACATTCTTAATAGTTATCAGATCCTTAGTCAAACAAGTTCGTGGATCACGCGCCATCACGTAGGTAGTTCCGTTGAAAACAGGTCGAGTCTGGCAGAAGTCGATCTGTTCCATCACATACACCGGTGGTTCTACTTTCATGGTGTAACCCATGTTAAGGAACCACTCCGGCAGATCATCTAGATGAGAAAGATTTTTCCGATCGAAGATTAATACGCAGTCATCACCATTATTTAGCAATTCATAATCAAATCGCTTATGGATCATATAACTGTAAACCATTGCACACATCAACAGACAGTTGCCAAGTCCAGTGTTCATATCACCAGACATACGGCATCCATCAACTTCATAACGCATAAAACCATCCGGACAGATAGCATACGCTTTATTGTGCAGTTGCATTTTAAGCAACTTCTTTAACCGACGGTCGCCAGGAAAATAAGATTGGTACACCTCATGTTCCCATCGTAATGCTTCAATGCTGGTATGCTGATCAAATCTTGACGCATCAAGACCAACAGCCACCGGGTTTGCAAAACGATTCCACTTCGACGACACCACCTTTCCCAATTCAACGGCATTCAGGCCCTTAACAATAGTGGGGGCCCCAAAAACCTTTGCAACATGTTTGTAAATGAGGTGTTCTATACGTTTTATGTAAATTCCAACCCTTACGTTATACCTTGGTTTGCGAGGCTGAATGACCCTTGGAGCAGGGTCAGACTTTGCAGAGAAATTAACTTTCTCAGCCTTAACAAACGCCTGAATGTAGCTGTCTCTAATATCGAAGGGCCTCGTG